CAGCAACTTCTAAAGCTTCAGTAGCTGCACCAGTTGCACCAATTTTTAAATTATTTGCTATAGTAACTCTATTACTGCTATCAATTATAAATGGGGTATAAGCGCCTGTGTTATTTCTTATATAAAAATTACCTGAATTATATATAAGTCTCCAGTCTCTCCCATTGTTAAACACTACATTCCCTTGTGAAAAAGTCCACATCCCTGTAACAGTCTCATCCTGTAATTTTCTCGCATAATTCGAAGCCGATAGACCGCCCAGCTGGTCAGAATCAAATGCGGCACTTCTGGTCTTGAACATTGCCGAAGCTGCATCCCAATAAGCACTTCCATTTGCGATTTGTGTTACATCCCGTTTGGCCAGAGGATATTGGTCGATTCTTATTTCTTTTGTTAACGAAAGAAAACTAGGACCATCAAAAAAATAGGATTCTAACCAAGAAGAAGGTGTTGATGATTCCCCAGTAGTCCCTCCTGTTCCAGAAACAGAAATTGTTCCTGTCAGGGAAACATTCTTGAAGTTTATATTTCTTCCTTTTGCTGGGATTGATATAGTACGCAATTCCATAACTTAATTATTTTATATAATTTCTTCTAAGTCAGCAGAAGTTACTCCGTGAACATAATCAATTTCCATTTTATTCATAACAAATATAGAATCTACTGCTTGTCTTTGCAACAAACCATAGCTAAAACTTTGAAATGGTTTTGGATATTGCCGCATTTCCACATTAGTGAATACATATCTGGGTTGTTTTAATTGGGCATGATATAACTCCAAACAAATATACTCCATAGATGTTATCGCGCCCCCCATTCCAATGGGAACACTTTGCATAGATAACGCCAATACATTAGAAAAAGGATAGCCATGGTATGTGGAAAAATGCCCTCCTAATAAAACAGAAGAAGGACCAAGAAATACAAAATCATATATAATTGAATTTGTATTAAATGCACAGGCCGTAGAAAATGGGAGCCTTTCTAATTGGACATTATATTCCGCTATAATATCTTTTTTAGCACTTTCATTAAAACCAGAAATAAATAAAGTATTATTCGGACTTATTTTTATTTTTCGTGCTGGGAATATCAACGAACCAGATAGGGCTAATGCGCCACTAGGAAGGGCTATTCTTGCTATATTTTGCGTGCTTGTTTCCCCATACCCTCTAAATTCCCCAACAACGTACAAATCATAATCGCCAGAATTCCCTTTTGTTATAGAATAAACAGTACCAAACATTTCTTGTATTACCATTGACGCACCATCCCCCCAAAATCCTTTCTGTGTGTAGTCAGTTGGGACGCCCCCAGCGCTGGGGGCGTCCCAAACCGTACCTTGGTTGTATATTCGCGCGTTTGGTAGCATTCCCCAAACAGCATCCACACATACCATGCCCCATATTTCATAGTTCTTACTAGTATCATCTACGCCTCTGGATATAATAGTTGGTTCTAAATAATGAGTAAAAAATCCCCCTATAAAATACACACTACCCTCCATTCCTAACTGAGGATGTTCAATAATGGTATGTACTTCTGCGGGGATTCCTGGCAATTTAAATGTGAGATGTCCAATATGTGCATGATCAGTAAACCACGATTTGCTTAGTTTCGCAATAGCTTTTGCTGTTTTTGTTACAGAATCAGCATCAATATAAGAAGTAAACCTGCCCCCAACCACAACAAAACCACCAGCACTATCTTTTTTTGTAACAAAAACAACATTAATTTTATCATTAAACACAATTGTGTGGAATAAACTAAAAGGGGATCTATCTATTCTATGCAAACGCCCATCTTCTGTTCCAACAAATATTTCCTGATAATCATAATCTATACACGTTACAATCTGACCATCAGAAACAGTGGGGGGGACAAAAGAACTAACAGTGCCATTTGGATTAAGGATTAGCATTCTTATTTTCCCAACAACAGAAACCCCCCCATAAGAAGTAAATTTCCCTCCTATAACAATAGTACCATCATCTAATTCTTTTATCACATATATATCATCATTGGCCCCGATACTATTATACACATTAGAAGAAACATTTATATCATATAAATATGCTATTTTATCTAAATTAACATACCTTTCATTAGTAGCTAAAGTATTATTGAACACCCCTTCTGTTTTTAAAACATAGGTTCCCCTTGCAAGTCCTAAATTATCCGTTCCCTGCGTGGTTTCTATTGAGTATTCATCCTTATGCCGAATGTCCCCTGTTACCTGATACATGGAATCCGCATCATCCACTTTTTTAAATAAATTGAAATCCACTTCCTTTACTGCGGAGATGCGCATGTCTTTCAACAGCAAATTTTTCCACCTATAAAAATCAGAGGAAGATGGAATATAAATATCTAATGCAAACATACCTCCTTCTGGGGCTTCAGTTCTATTTTTATAAAAATTAGCAAGCGGAATAACAATGCCCCATTTATAAAGACAATTATGTTTTTCAAACGTATTTCCACCACCCCCTATATATTGATAAGAGGAAGCCCGTCCCATTGAATATTTCAGAGCTCCCCCATTAAATTCTTGCCATGCATTATACTTTTGTGGAGGAACAGCAAGCGCCGCTACTGGGACAGTAGGAATTGAGGGCGCCCATTTTCTTTCATAAAAATCCGAACCCGGGGTTCTATCAGATCCTTCTACTATCGTGTATATACTCTGACCTATATGATATATGGCACTAGGTACCTCAGAAATACCATCCATGGAAAATCCCCAATCTTGCGTACCTTCCACTCCTAATATAACAGGACGGAAAAAAAATGGCATCCACCATCCGATAAAGGATTCCACCCCTATATCATCGGGATTCTCGAATTGAAACATCCCCTCTATTCCTATAAACATATCACTAGATAAGACGATTCGCTTAGAGTGTAAACGAACTTTGTATGCCCCACCAATCGAAGGTGGAATCCTCATAAATGACTCCATTGGATTACCATCAGAATCCGTTTTTAAAACAAATTCAGTTCCGGGATAACTATCCCCAGATAGACGATCCACATTTGCACACGTCATATATTTCTGCTCATAGTATTGGAAATTATCTTCCGCGTCATAGAAAGCTTGCTTTCCAGAAGGATCGGAGACATTTTCCGCAGTAACCCCTATAGATTCTTCTTGGCTATTTACGTATTTATTGAAAACAATATTTATTTTATTTTTTGCTGGTGTCATATACAACCCATGCCCCGTTCCTAATTGATCGAGAACGACATGCTCTGATTTTATTTGCTCTGTTCCGATATAGGCTAATGAGGAAAATGAATATTTTTTAGCTGTGATGGGGGCTTTATTTAATAAGGATATGTCTATTATATAAATACTATTATCAAAAATATATAATTTACAAAGGTTAGCAAACATCATTCCAGCTAAAATCTCCTTTAAAGAAGTTGGGGCGTTGGTTTCGTCATAAAAGTTCTCAGCCTTTGAGGAAACCTTATGGAATAGCGTTTCATTTGCGCCTACGGCATGGACTGTTGACAAACTCGAAATATAAATAAACGAGTATGGAATTTCTAACTGTGCCAGACAGTGTTTTAACAAATCTATATTTAATAATAAGCCGCTATATATTTCATTTTCTTCATCTAACAACAACATTCTTTCTAATAAGGAAATCCCATTATTTGCTTTTATGTAAATATCATAGTTTTTTGTATCGGAAAAACTATCCTCATATATTTCACTATTGACATAACCAACAAAAGCAAGTTTCTGGCCTGTTTGTCCGTAATTTACAAAAAATTTAACCAGCATCCCTTTCATATTGGCAAGGTAAAAACTATCCTTGTAATATAAACGGGATGGGCTAACTATTGTTAATGAAAGAATAGTCCCAAATAAACTATCCTCACTAAATGGGGAAAGTGTAGGGCGTGACTCTTTACATTCCCGAACTGTTATTTGCTCTACTACTGTTACGGCCGAATCTATATAAAACTCAACACGCATTCTATTGTTATCTGGGAAGTCATTCCATTCCCCATAGTATTTTAAGTTCATAGCATTTGTTTTGATTAACCTGATATACTGACTTTTCTGTTATAACGTTGCATAAGCCCATGCAGCCTATCATCTTTAATTTCAAATTCTACATGTCCATAAGTATCATTCTTATCCGCAAGCAAGGATTTCAATTTGCTAAGTGGGGAAATTACTTCTGGATCGGAGGAAGCCCCAGGATATTCCCCTACCATTCCAATAGTTGGGCCATATACTAATCCTCCATTTGCAAATGCAGGAACAGAAGAGAATCCTTGTTGTGCAACCGCGGCTGGGCCGGAAGAAAGCAACCCTCTGGTAACTGCTGCCAAAGCAACCAAACTTGCCCCTGCTGCGATTGCGGCAATTGGGTTTACTAAAAGCGTGCCAAAATTCGCGGCGGCAATCCCCGTTGCTATCAACGACTTCCCAAGCATATCCATAAAATCAGCCAAAATCAATCCAAGTCTATCAAACATTGATTCCCCTGCTTCTAATGGGGTTGCTAAAGCACTAACTATGTTTGTCATCAAAGGAACTACTGCCTGTTTTATAGATTCCATTACATCTACTGTCTTTGCTGACAAATTAGCAGCAAGAGAGGCATATACCGCATCCAGTCTAGCGATTTCTCCAACATTCTTACTCGTCTCCATATTCAACTCCATCAAAGCTGTTTTTACAGCTTCCATTTTTTGTCGGATGTTTTCTTGTCGCCCTGCTAAAGTAGCGGTAGTATTTCCAAACCGATTTGCAGCAAAATCAATATCAGAAAAAGCTTGTTGTAATGCCTGCATGGTCGGTTTTATTTTGACTATTTCGCTATTATAGGACTGTAAGCGCTTTGTTAATTTTATAAACCACTCATCCGTTGGGGATAACCCTTTATCAATTAACTCTTCAAATAAACCAGATAAGAACTTTTGTTGCTCCCCAAGTATATCGAAAGACTCCCCTAATGCACCTGCTGCAAACCCCTTATTATTTATTATTTCAAATGCGTTATCTATTTGTGAAGCTATGTCTGCTATGTCTGTGTCGTCAACAGCATCCCCTAATAATGTTATTTCTGCTCGTAGCTCTTGCAAGAGGCCAACTAATGGGCTGTCCAACGAAGCACCCCCCATAAGAAGGGATTTAATTGCGGTATCTAAATATTCTGCTTTTGCCGCGTCCACATCAAAATCTGGAAATGCCTCTCCCACATTGGAAAAGGCTTTCATTAATTTATTTGTTTCGTTGCGAAGTCTGGCAAATGCATTGTCCGACTCGTCTCCTACGTTTTGGAAGGCATCTAATATTTTTGTAATCGCATCATATTCTTCTTTTACTTTTCCATAGGCTTTGGTATAATCCTCTATATTCTGGAGGACTTTGGCCATGTCAGGGACAGCGATTCCATTCTCCGCATCCTTCTGTAAGTCCACTAGGCGATATTGCGCTCTGGCCAGCCCTTCTTCTAATTCTCGCATCACCGAACCAATCTCATCATAAGACCAGTCTTGTAGTGCCTTATCTAAATTTGCCCACTTATCTGTGACAGCTTGGATAGCTGGGCCTGTTTTTTGTAATAGAAAAAGAGTCTTATTCGATACGGCTAATGGGATATCTACTGGAATGTTTGTTAGGTCCTTAGTTATTGCTTCAATTTCCTTTGCTAATTGCGTGGGGTCCATTTTTTTTAAAATGGGGGTAAACGTAAATTCAATATCCTTTAATAATTTTGCCCCATCTGTAAGCACATCAAGCGAGTCTGCTAATTCCTTCGCAGCCCGTTTAGAATCAATCATTTCCTTAGTCCACAAGGCGATCGCGCTAACCGCCACACTAGCCGCAACAGCAATAGCCCCCCAAGGTGTGGAAGCCATAGCCGCTGTATTTGCTTTGGCTGCGATTGTATTCGCAACCATGGCCGTTGTCAAAAACTTGTATGCCTTAATAGCAAAACCAATTAATGAAACTAATTTTCCTACTATTATCAAAACAGGCCCAGCAGCAGCGGCAATCCCCAACCATAGTATTCTATTTTTTTGTTGTTCTGCGGAAAGCTCTCTCCACCAATCTACAAAAACACGCAATTTCTCTGAAATTGCTATTATTATCGGGGAAAGCGTTTCCTGTAATGTTTGGCCAACTTCTACCAATACAACCTGAATAGCAGCCAATGCTTTATTCCACTTGGCCAAACCGGATTCTGCAAAGACTTCCCATGCTTTAGTAGCCCTTCCAGTAGAGTCCGCCATCTCCTCAAAAATAGCTGCGTTGTCCTCAACGTTATCCCCCATCATATCAAATACCCCTGTTAAGGCTCTGATATTACCAAATATGTCGTTTGCAATTTCTAAACTTCCTAATTCTTCTATTTTTGTACTAAATGTTGTGAGTGCCTTAAACAATCCTTTTTCCGCTATCTCCTTTCGCATAGCTTCTGCCGACCATTTAATTTGTTCAAATGCTTCCCCGGCCTGTTCCGATGGGCCGATTAACTGACTTAATATCTGACGCAACTGTACGGCTGATGTTTCCGCAGATGTTCCTGTTCTGGTCATAGCCGCTATCGCAGCACCCACTTGATCAAAGGAAACCTTTAATTTAGAAGCAACTGGCAAAGCAATACCTACGGATTTGACCAAATCATCGAATTCTACCTTACCAAGTCGAACCGAGTTGACAATTATGTCTAATGCATTTTCAACCGTTAATCCTACCCCTTTATATGCATTCAAAGCAGACGTAGCCAAGTCTGCCACCAGCTTAACTTCCGTTTGTGCTGCGGCAGCAACTTTTGCCGATGCTGACAGCACATCCATTGCTTCCGCTCCACGAATACCAGCAGATGTAATAAAATAAAGTGCTTCTGATAATTCTTTTGGTGTCTTTCCGATTTCCATGGAAAGGTTTAGTACACCTTCTTTCCATTTATCAACTTGTGCTGCCCCAACACCAACCAAAGATGTGATTTTGGTCATATTGGCTTCAAATTGTTTTGCAGCATGAAAAGCCGCACCCCCAGCTAAAACTAAGGGTGCGGTAACATACATAGACAAGGACTTTCCAAAACTCTGCAAACTTTTGCCGACTTTTTGAAACGAGGAAGCCATGCTTCTAGTCGCAGTACCAGTTATTTTATCTACATCTTCTATTTGTAGTTTAGCCTTCTTCAACGCATCTTCAAACTGTTTTGTGTCTAGTCCTAATTGCGCTATCAGTGCCCCTATCTTTTCCTGTGATGCCATGGCGTTCAGTTTTCTTGTTTTGTCTATGTGTCAATCCAACTAAAATACTTTTCATAGCCGCTATGGATTGTTTTGGCTTTTCTTTTTTATCCCATGCAAACGGAAGCAGCTTCGTAGGGTCCATTTGTGTTTTTTTCAAAGACCTCTGAGAAGCATTCCATACATGTGTGGCTATGTACCGGGCAGCCTCCATTTTAGATTTGTATTCCTCCTTTTCCATCTGTGCCTTAAATGCCATTGATGTGTAAAATTCAGAGGGGGTCATTTCATAAAATTCAGAGGGGGTTACTCCTAATCGCGCCACGGCTGTTCCACATACTTGCGTGTATATGTCCACATGGGAATTTAGTTTTTTGCTTCCTGTTCTGCCCCCTGCGTTTGTGATGGCACATCTGCATCAATTTGCTCTTTCAACGCAGCAATCTCTTCTTTTGTTTTTCCGCTCATGTCCCCAAACATAGCTGGCATTGCTTTTAAGAAGTTAAGGTAGATTTCATCAAACAAATCCTCGTGCTCATCTGTTCCGTACTCAAACGCAAATTCTGTTTTTTCCGTCCTTGCCCCTTTTTTAGCAGCAACATAAAACAAATATTCCAGATCAGAAATAGGCAAATCCCCAAGAGTGCTTTCCCCACTAAACAAGTGCCTGCCTGTTTTTTCTTCAAATCTTTTTAAACCAGTAATAGTTAATCTTACTGGAATGTCTCCAAATGTTTCTGTTTTTAAAATAGTTACCATGATTATTTACTTTTAATGTTAAAAAATATCTTGATTAGATAATAAAAAATTAAGTCCTTATAGGGCTATTCTATTACCGCAGACGTGTCAACTTTTCCACTTATCTGGATGGTAACATCACAAGTAATCTTATCCCCAATAGGAATACTTACAGGTAATTCTGTTACTAATCCACTAAAAGAAAAGATTGTGTCATCTGCATCTGGCAGGGCAATAGAATAGGTTTGCAATGCATCCGATTCAAAGTCCAAATTCAAAATGTCATAATTTTCCCTAGTAAAATTCATGTTCAACGTAACCGTTCCCGGTTCCCGTAAACCACCAATGTACTGCCGGTAGCCGTCCAGATCTTCCAATCGGGTTACTTCGATAGTCTCCCGTGATTTGCCCGGCCCTTCAATAGAGTTTATCTCCCCTAGTGGGGTAGAATTTCTACTAAAAATCGTGCCTTGGCCTGTGATTGCTTCGCTTAATGCCATAATCTACAATTTTTAAATTAAACAATTATTATCAAATTAACGCCTTTGCGCTTCCATGCTAAATATAACATAAATCCTGTTATTTTCATCCCAATCTAAAACATTTGGTGTCATATTAGTTCGTATCAGCGTGTAAAACATGCCCCCCTGCTCTATATTAGTTAACCCTTGTAATTTTTCTAAAATGTCCTGAGCCTTTCCCATTGCACCTAAATAATTATTTGCCCGGACAATAAATTGCACCCCATCCCTCATATATTGTTGAGCAGTCATAGTTAAATCAGGAACAGCCCCGGCAATATCAAAAATACAAGTACATTCGTTAGGCTGTTCTGGCATACGACCGATAAACAAATTCTGTCCAAAGGAATAGCCCAATCCTTTGGTTAGAAGTATGTCTTTTATGTCAATGGCTACTGCGTTCATGCTTTTGCGTTTTGTCGTAGAATCTTTAGGATTTTACTTTGGTTATTTTTTACATGGTTTAGGAAAAAGTTTGGCCCAGAACCCGGACGACCCCAGTTTATATCTTTTCCAGTTTTTTCATGGACGGCTATTGCATAATTAGCAGAAAACCCAAATATCATGAAAGGGATTGTGGATGCCCCCACGACTGATTGCATTGTGGAAACAGTCGCATTTTGATCTTGTTTGTGTCGTGCTGTTACACGATTATCCGGGGAAAAGCCACTACTTTTATTTATCACAGAACCATCCGCATCTTTTATAGTTGTAAAGTAAGAAGACCGCAAATTTCCTGTATCTAACGGGGTTATGGGGGATGTCTTCTCTGTTTGTTCTTGAAAAAATATCGAC